TCAGGTACAGTACCATGATTTTTAGTATTACCATATAAATAAGCTAAATCATGTGGTGTACCATAAGATTTACCTGTTTCTAATGGATCATTACCTTCTTCTTTAATCTGGTTTAAACGGAAATCACGTTTGGCATCTTCACGTATTAAATCTCTATATTCATTATATTCATCATCACTAAAATGAAATATATTATCATAAATCCAATCAGAAGGCATTAATTTTTTCTCTAAAATATTACCAGCTAATTCTACTTTTTCTTTCAATAAAGCAACACGTTCTTGATCATATATAATTGAAGGAGTTGTTAAATTTAATTCAAAGTTAGTTAATGATTCTTCAGTATAACCTTGAGTATACAAATGAATTAAAGCTATTTTATATAATTCTGATATTAAAATACGTTGTATACGTTCAATTGTGCGGGCAAATCTAATATCTTCAGCGGCTAATGTTGCTTTACCTGTTAAATCTTTCTCATAACCCATAAATGCTTTAGGTACTTTTAGGGCGGCAAATAATTTATCTCTTAAATATTCAACATCCTTAATACCATCATATTCTAAACCTTTAGTAGTATCAATTTTAGTAGCCGCATCATTACCACGAATTGGAATATAAAAATCTTCCATCATGTTTTGCATATTATACTTCAAATTGTAATCACCAGTTTGAGGATCAATATATGGTGTACGTTTCATAGTATTAACTGTTTTCTGCATGAAAGCTTCAACTTCATTTGGATTAATACCAGCAACATTAATATAAAAAACACGTTTTTCAGGTGCACGAACAATACGATGTACTAACATAGCATCTTCCATCAGTGTGTATTGTTTAAATAACCTACGAGCAGGTTCAATATAACTTCTACCATATGGTAAAAAGTTAGTATCTGATAATAAACGGAAATGTGCTATTTCATAGTTATCAAAATATACTCCTCTAGGTTGATTAGCACCTGGTATATTGTAATAACCATATTCTCCAGCTGATAAACCTTCAGGGTCATATCTAAATCTTACAGATGATGGATTTTCACGATCATATAGTTCTTGTCTTTCAATATGATAAGCAGTATATGGAATAACATTATAAACACCATATTTTTCTGCTATTTCTAGTTTTAAGAAAAAGTCACCATACTTACACATTTGGCGAGTCCAGGACCATAAATTAAATTCTATATTTAAAACATCATAGAATAAATTATATAGTATTTTTTGAATGTCTTCATCACTTGATTTAATATGAAGTACTTCACCTTGTTCATTTTTAAGAGTACACTCATCAGCTATAATATCTAAAGCAGAAGCTACAATAGCATCACCATCCATAACATCATATTCTGAGTATAATTGAGTACGTAATGTTTGATAGTTAAAGTTTTGTTGATAACCGTATAATGAGGTTGGACTAGTTGTGTAAATTCTATTAAATCTATCTAATAATGAATTAGTTTCTATTTCACCTGAACGCTGGATAGCGTTAACATCCACTACTTTAAGTTCATTACCTCCAACATTACGTATTACTACATCTGTTGAAAATAATCGTTTTAATCGTGTAAATATGCTTGTATCTGCCATGTTTATAAATATATTATATTAACCATTTAATGTCTTCTTTTGATCCGTTCACATCCATGTTCCAATTTTTAGTTGGTGAATAGTTGTTAGGTGAGTATACTGCTGAGTTATATGATGTTTTTGTAAAACTATTCAATATTGATTTTGATAATTGAGTTCCACTTTCACCAAAACGTAAAGCTGTATCTCTAACATATAATCCAATACCAAAACTCATTACTAAGTCATCATTATAACCTGTTTGTGCTTCTGCTCTACCATTTTTCCAAATGAATACTTTCATTTCTTCAATTAAACGTTTAGATTGAATAACAACACTTCTTTCGTTCACATATTCTCTAAATTTATTAACAACCATTGGTCTTGTTTTTAGTGAGTTTGTGAAACCAGGTGTTAAATTATCATTATTTCCATACTTATCAAAATAAGTAGAGGCTTCTGTTTTCTCATTTTTGGGTGAATGGTATAGATTTCTATACCCTCTTTCTATTACTGTCTGAATAGTGGCCCAACCCATAGTAGCATTTTCTATTACTAATAAAGCTTCATTGTATTCAGAAGCTATACCAACTAATAAATGTCCAAATTCAGTAGTTGAAAGTTGACCTTTAAATTCAGCTACTTGAGTATTAGATTCAATATCAATAACATGGAACGCTGAGTGATCCTTACCATCACCACGAGCAACATCAGCTACAACCATATATTGGCGTGAGTAATCAACTGGTTCCCATACCCAAAGATTCTTGTCTGCACCTCTTCTTTCAATAGGTTCTTTTACATATGTTTTTTCGTAAAACTCTAAGAATTCATTAATAAAAACAACATCACCTGAAGTGCTAAAGTCACAATCACATTCTTGGGCTGCTAATCTTGGATCACCTAATAATTCATCTTGTTGTTTTCTCCATAATTCATCTCTTTCAGGATGAACATCCCATGGTAATTTAATAGGTAAAAATTTCTTACCAGTACCATCATCTACTGATGATTCAGCAGCAACCCACATTTTATGGAACCAATTGCCTGTACCATAAGGTGTAGATAATACAATAGCTCCACCACCAGTAGCTAAGGTTTGTTGTGCAGAAGCCCATGTCTCAGCTATATTATCAACAAACGCTGCCTCATCAATTATTAGTAATGATACTGCTTCTGAGCGTGCAGCATCACTATTTGAAGATTTAGCTTTTACAGTTGATCCATTTGATAATTTTAAACTTAATCTGTTATTTTCAACTGATGGTATTTTTAACCATGAAGGTAAATTATCAAACATAAATCGTACCTTGGTAACCATGTTTTTAGCTGTTTCTTGAGTTGTAGCTAAACACAATATGTTTTTATCTTTATGGAATAACATTAACCATAAAGAATAACCAGCTGTAAGTGTTGAAATACCTAATTGACGTGATTTTAAGACAATAGAATATGGATTATCACGCCATAAATTTAGTACTTTACCCTGAAATGGGTATAAATTGAAAATTATTCGACCACGTTGTGGATGTTGTATATAACAATATTTACGCATAAAGTGAGCCGGATCTTGGGCACATTTTATGTATTCTTGTCTTATTATTTCTTTTAAGTCTTGGCTCATTATTTACCTATTTTCCAGTACATTCTAAAGTTTATAACTGGAGATAGGTTATTATTGACACCAAAGCCTAGTCCATATGCTTTATCATTTTTTGTTTTGAGCATAAGTTCAGGACCTACATAATTAAAACCACTTCTACTACCTCCTAAACCAAAACCATAGTAGTATTGAGTTTCTTTCAAATACTTTTCATGAGTTATGGTTATTGTTGGATATATAACTTTATAATTTACTTGTCTAGCTATTATTTTATTTGTTGTTACAGAATCGTTTATAACAATTTTAACACTATCTGTACCTACAGTATCTATGTAGTTATATAAGGTATAGAATTCTTTTAATATAGCCAAGCTATCTACAGGAGAAAGAAAAGTATCTATATTTACTTCAGTTTTAGTTTTCCATTTAGGAACATACACTGGAGTTTCTTTGTTGATAGTATCATACTTAATTTCAACCTTAGTTTTAGTGATTGTCTCTCCAGGAGAAGAACATTGTCGTTGCAAAAGTAATACAACGACAAGTATCCCTATAATAATATATTCTATTTTTATTTTCAAAATTAACCTATTACACTACTAACTAAATCCATTACATCAATACCTTTAGCTTTGAATAATTTTTTAACTTCAGGTTTGTTGATAATTTGTTTTACTACAGCTAAGTCTGGTGATTTAGCTCTTTCTTTAGTAGACATTTTTTCAAGTTTTGCTACTTTGTTACGAATAGCTGTATTTAGTTTTTCAAATTTAGCTTTTTCTTCAGAATCTAATTTTTCAGCTCCAATATCACCAAATTCTTTTTCACCTGCTGCCACATCAATATCAGATGGCATTTCTTTTTCAAAATCTTCTTCACCATCTTTTGGAGTAGTTACTTTATCCATTTTGGGAGCAGGAGCAGATTTAGGAGCTGGGGCACCAGCTGATGTACTAACTATATTTCTGTCTGCTAAATCTTGCATTAATTTACGGAAACCAGGATTGTTAAATGCTGCTGGATCTTTTTTAAATTCTTTAGCTAAATCTGCTATAGCCATTTCACCTTTATCTACTAAATATTGTAATGCTAATTTTGTATTTCCTTTAGCGGCGTCTACTACTTTTTCTAAAGATGGTTTATCTTTAACATTATAGATTACTTTAGCTCTAGCCATTTCATCTAAAGCGATATCTAATTCTTCACGAATAATTTGACGAATACTAATTTTTTCCATGGTTTATGTTTATGTATAAATATTATAGAGACAATGCTTCTTTAATTTGTTGTATTCTTTCCTCAGTAGTTCCTGATATTTTAATCAGTCTATTAGGTGGATACTCATTTAACATTGCTTGTATAACCATATCTATTTTCATACGATAATCAGGATCAGTAGTTCTAACACCATTATCTTCTAACTCAACACCTTCAGGTGATACATAAAATATAATATCATACATTTTAGTTAATGGTATGGATGCTTTAACAAATATTTCTTTTTGAGAAAATTCAATAGACTTAGCACTAAATGTAAAAGCACATACATCATAAACTGTTCTATCTGTGATAATATTTTCTTGTAATAATTCACTAGCACGTTCAGCCATGAATACAAACTGTCCTGGTAATGTAGAATCAGTATTTAATGGTATTCCTAAATTACTTAAGTATTTACTACGTTCAGTAGCAGTTTGATAATCTTTAAATTGCTCTAATTCTTTCAGAGCATTGACAAGTGTAGTTTTACCTACACTCATTGTTCCTGTTAATCCTATCTTCATATTAAGTTCTTGCTTTTGTTCCTGGCATTTTATAAAATGGTAAACCTACTAATTGTTTTTTACGTGCTTTCCATTCCTTTTCAGAGTATTGAATACCATATAAATAATATTCACGTTTTTTATTATCACCTTCAGGTATTAAAGCGGGTCCATCCCAATTATGGAGTTTAGAATCCCAAATATACATTATAGTACCATCTGGTTTTGTATATTTTTTTGATTGTGGAAATTCAGTTTTTGACATAGAAATATATTATATATAAAATATAACAATATAATATATAAGGGCCAAACTTTAAATATTTTCTACGTATAAAAGAAAATCGTTTAGGATTATTTTTGATTTAGTTTGAGATTTGTTAATAGCTTCTATAAGAACCTGTTGGAAATCAAACTCAGACTCAGTTATTAAATTATTTTGTAATTTAGACAGTGTAGTCTCAGCTATGATCAACTCATCATCCTCATCATAATCTTCAACATCATTTAAATAGAGTTTAACATACTCATTTAACTGTTCTTTTGAGATTTTCATAAATTATTGTTTTGATTTTTCTAATTATTTCACTTAATTTTTTAACTTGACTATTTAACCAACTTAAACGTTCACCAAAACGTTTACCTTCCATTGGTTTTTCTATATTTTCTTCTGGAATATATTTGGAAAATGGTTTCATATATTCTGAGCCAGTCAAGAATACAAATTTATCTTTTTCAGGATTAATACCTGCTGATTTCATTTGTTTGATTGTTTCTTCACCCCATTTTTCTTTCTCATCTTTAGGCATTTCTTTGAGAGTTTTATCATATGGAGCTAGTTCTTTAGTTAATGGTACTAAGTGATGTTTAGCAGATAAGATATACATTTTATCTGGTTTAAGAGCCTTACCATACTCCAATGTTTTTTGGAACATTGGAGAGGCAGAATATAATTCTTGGGCTGGGGCGGGCTTGTCTAATTTTGATTTAGTACAACTTAGTAATACTATTTTTGCCATTAGCTGTTATTTGACAATAAATATTCAGCAACATATATTCCATGCGCTCCTGATACTGTAATACCACGAGCTGATAAAGCATCACCAACAAAATGTACATTTGGGTATTCAGTTAGTGCTAAACTATTATAATCAACTAATGGTTCAGGACTTAAATATTTTATCTCCGGTATATACATGCCCCAATCATCACCAAAGTTAAATACTTCATTCATTTGTTCAATAAAGTTAGTTATATAAAATGCATACTTACCTAATACTTTATCAAAATCTTCTAAATCATCAGTTTGATAAGCTAACACTGTTGTGCCTTCTGATGTTAAACCTGGTGTACGAGTTTTATTTGGTGAATAATATAATCCTTTACCATCAATTTGTAGTTTATTTACAACATCACGTGACCATTCAAATGGATTTTCAATACCTTTAATTTCCATTAATATACCAAAGTTAGTCATTTGGTTTTCAAATT